CAGTTGCTGACCAATTGGAGTACCTTACATGGCAAGGTGACACAGAGGGAGAAACTGATACTTACTTAGACCTTTGCGATGGTTTGGAAAAACAATTGTCAGGTGCGGATATTCCAACAGCTCAAAAAATCGCTGGTACAAATATCACATCTACAAACGTAATCGCACAAATGACTTTGGTTTACAATCAAATTCCAAAAGCATTGAGAAATCGTAAATCAGAAGTTAAATGGTTCGTCGCTTCAAACGTTGCTGATGCTTACAGATTGGCAGTTGCTACACAGTCAGCTGAAGCATACACTACTAAAGATGCTCCATTGACTTTCTTGGGTTACGAGTTGACAATTGGAGAGGGTATGACTGATTCAACAATGACTTTGTCGTTGCAGTCTAACTACATTTTCCTTGCGGATTTGGTTTCTGACCCAAGCGACATCACCACAATCAACATGAAAGAAACAACTGGAGATCGTAAGATTAGAGTTATTTCTGACTTCAAAGTAGGTTTCAACTACTTGAATGATGCTGAATGGGTAACTTACAAAATCGCCTAACATTAACGAGGGGGTTTAATTACCCCCTTTTTATTCACATTTAAAAATACATACTATGGCTTGCGAAGCATTAGAGGGAATAGAATTAGGTTGTGAAAGAAATAGCGGCGGACTTCATCAAATTTTGGTGGGTGACATGGCAGATATTTCAGCACAAACCGTTTCACTTCCTACATGGAAAATCACAGCAATGACAGTAGACAACGAGCCTATTGAAATTGCCGTAAAAAGAAAAACATCAAACTATGTAGAGGACGAACAAAACGATTTCGTAAACGGGTCGGTTGTTGTTACCGCTACAATCACAGCAATGTTGCACAGACGTGATGCTGATAAATCTCGCAAATTGAATATTTTGGGCGCGGGTCAAAGATACCTTTATGCAATCTGTAAAGATGCGAACGGGTTATATTGGTTCTTCCCAAATGTACAACTTCAATCAGTTGGTGAGGGGTCAGGTCAAGAGCGTGCCGACGGTTCAAAATATTCCGTTGTATTGGTTGGAGAGAATGACCAACTTGCATACGAAATTGAGAGCGCAGTTGTTGCTGGATTATTCTAAAAATTAATTACTACTGATAAATTAAGGTTGTTCAATTTGGACAGCCTTTTTTTGTGTCCTATTATTTACATGATTTATTTAGAAAAGAATATTTCCACAAACATAGCATTGACACTTAAAGAGAGTTCTTTGTTATCCGTGCCTTATTACTTGTTTCATTTTGTTAACGAGATAAACAAAAGCGAAACATTTGTAAGTTTTGAGGACATAAGCGGTTATCCTGAACGATACAATTTATTTACAATGCAATTAGACTACGTTAAAGGTCAATATACCTATACTGTTTATGAAAGTATATTACCTGACCCCGAAACGATAGCAGATACAACAGGTCACATTGTTGAAACGGGTATAATGATTATTCACTCCGATGAGGATGCAAACACAAACATTTATTTATGAAAATACTAGGTATAAATTTTAGCAGAAATTCAGTCGTAAGGACAGAGCAACAAGCATACAGTACTCCGTTTGGGCAAATTGGCGATGGTAATTTATCGTTACCTTTTATTCAATCGCAAGTACACAAAGCGGGCGTTATTTATTTTGGTCAAGATAACTTATTCCCAAGTGTACTAGATCAAATGTACTACACATCTCCAATTCACGGGGCGGTTATTGACTTTACAGTAATGGCGGTTATCGGTGGAGGTTTTACAGTTGAGGGATTAAGCGACGGAAAAGACAAGGTGGCGTTTGGCGTATGGTCACGACGAAACAAAGTTGATAGAAATCTAGAAACAGTCGCACGAGATTATAAGATGCACGCACGTGTACATTTTCTATTGAAGTATTCAGATAGTGGTAAATTCCTTTGTATGGAAAGATTACAACCCGCTTCTATTCGTTATCGCTTTGACGGCAACTATGAATTTTCTAGCGATTGGTCAACAGGAAAAGAAAGAAGATTATTAGAAGCATTCCACCCCGCTAAAGTAGGAAAGTACAAAGAAATGCTTTATACGTTTGGCGAAGTTGGCGCGGGTCAAGATATTTATCCTATTCCTACTTATTCAAGTGCGTTAAATTGGTGCTATTTAGATGGCGAACAATCATATTTCCACAAATCAAACCTACAAAATTCTATCTTTCCCAGTTTAATTATTAGACGCCCTAAGCGATTCGGTTCTAAAAAAGAGGTCGAAGATTTCAAAGATGGTTTAATAAATAACAAAGGCGCGAAAAACGCTGGAAAAGTATTCGTTTTAACGGGTGACGGTATGGAAAATACTCCTGAAGTAGTTACACCAAGCGCACAAAACAATGATAAGTTATTTGAGGGTACAAGTAAAGAGTTGAAAGATAATATTTGCTTTGCGCACAAAATTAACCCGTCCATTATGGGCGTAAAGGTTGCGGGTTCTTTGGGCAATGCTCAAGAGCTTGAAATGAGTTACGCTATCTTTGAGAAAAACGTAGTATTTCCGATGCGTAGACAATTGGAAAATATGTATAACGAACTTTTACAAATCGCAAACGTCAATGGAACTTTCAATATTAATGGATTCAAAATTATTGGTGAGGAAATTGTTGGGGGTGAAGAAAGTAAAATCAATAAAACGGGTGAATTACTTAATGCTATGTCGCCATTGCTTGCAAACAAAGTACTTGACAACCTTACAATCAATGAAATTAGACGTATTGCTGGACTTGCAGACGTTCCCGACGGTGACAAACTTGCAAACCCAAGCGCACCAAGTAACAATCCCGAAACACCGACAATATGATTTACTTTGTAACAGAAAATTACCTAAAGCAAAAGACACCGATAACTCAAAATGTTAGTGCCACCGATGTGATGCCGTTTATCGAGCCGTCTGCAAGCGGTTGGATGCAATCGATTCTAGGTACTTACTTTTTTAATCATTTGTTGACGGCTTACAACGCACAAACATTAACAAGTGATGAAGAAATATTAGTTGAAAAGATTAAACCCGCTATTGCTTGGCGTGCTACTGTTGACTGCGTTCTAGGTCTTACATATCAACTAAAAAACAAAGGACTTCAAAAGCAAAACGGTGATAACTCCGAAAGTGTAGAACAAACAGAAACAACGTTTGTGATGCGACACTACGAGCAGAAAGCTGAATTCTTTGAAATGATAACAAGAAAATATTTGAAGTCAAATAGAGATTTGTTTCCTGAATTTACAAGCCAACTAAATAGAGATTCAGAATTAGCGCCACAGAACGATGATAATTTTAACACTGATACAATGTTTATATGATTAGTTATTTACAAGCAGTCAACGTTATAAAGAGCTTTGCAGACCAAAATTATTTTGTCAATCGTTTCGATTTTGAGTTCAAAGAGCAAATGCAGAATTTAGCTACCTTAAATGAAGCGTATCCGTTTTTGTATGTAGTTCCCTTAGCAAGTGATACAATCACAAATGTGAATGAATTTGAGGTTGAAATTTATTGCGTGGATAGATTACAAAAAGACCGTACAAATGTTAACTATGTAGTGTCAGACACTAACCAAATATTAAACGATTTGGTGTTATGGTTAGAGGAGGGACAAGATGACATTGAGATAGTAGGAACGGCAACACAAACACCGATAAACAACGATTTGTTAGACTACGTTGGTGGGTGGGTTTTAAGAGTACGTTTGCAAGTTGAAAAAATTGGGCTTTGTGAAATACCTTTAGGGGGTGAAATGCCACCACCACCAACTTGCGAAAACGCTACTTTCCAAAATTCAGATGAATCATTTGTGACTACAATTGCAAGCGGAGAAACTTTTACAAGTGAAGATGTAAATATTCGTGTTTTTGACCAAAACGGAAACAATCTATCTGAAGATAAATATCCTAGTAATATTCCAGTAGATATTACAGTTGAAGTAACAAACGAAGTATACGCAGAAGCGATAAACTCACTTAATGAAGTTGTAACAACTGCAGTATTAACACCGACAAATAACCAAATCTTAGCACCTGACGCACATTTAAGAATTAAAAAGTCAGGCGGTACTGATATTGTAGAAATTGATTTGCCATCGGGAAGTGATGAAGTTCAAATCATTTCAGATAGCGTAATTACTTTAAAAGATAGTGCAAGCACAACGATAAGCACTACAAACGTACAAGCAACTGAAACCGCAAACATAACCGCTCCAGACGGATTAATTAATATTAACGGGTCAAGTGTTGGAAATGTAAAATCAAACGGCATACGAAACCTATTCGTAAAATTGAACGGTACTAATTCGGGAACTTACGATGGAATTGATACGATTAACGTAACCGCAACTGATGCGTGGGTACGTCCGACGGGTTGGCTTCCATTAGATACAGTTGGAACTGGAACAAATAATTTCAGCGGTTTGTTCGCAGTTTATGAAACGCAAAAAAATGTTTGTACTCTTAGAATTGCATTTCCAAGTGGAACACGCATAATAAATTGGGGTGATGGCACAACAACAACGGCAAGTTCATCAACAATTTACACAAAAGTTTATGATTACGCCACATTGTCAAGTGTGGTATTGACAGACGAGTTCGGATTTAATTATAAAATGGCGGTTGTAAATGTAAGTTTAACTGTTGCGACTGCATTATTTATTGATGACAACACAACCGCCACATTAATAAATAATGGTCGTATTTTAGGGTGGTTAGATATTGCTTTAGATTGCTCAACTTTAAATAACATTTCCGCATCAGCGAACGCAAAAAGTTCGTTACTTCAAAGGTTGTTAGTTTACAATATGTCCGCAACAGTAAGCGGTTGTAATTTACAATATTTGCCACATTTGAGAGTGCTTAAATTTCCGTTTGCGAATTCGACAACAAACGGCGTAAACACTTTATTTAATTTTAATTTAGGGCAAGTTAGGGATGAGTCTAACAATCCAATTGCGTTGAATTTAACGGGCGCAACTGGTAATAATCAATTAGTATTATCAAACGGTTTAATTGATAAATTAGGCAACATAAACGCTCCAACAATTACCAACGCTTCACAATTTCTATCAACAAATAAAATGTTGCAAGAAGTTGGAACGCTAAACTTTCCACTAGCAACAAATATGTCTCAATTTTTGTGGGTTTGTGAAGAATTAGTAAACGTAGGAACGATAACAACGGGTGAATCGCTAACAAATTTAAATTCATTCGCCACCAATGCGAGAAAGGTCAAATCTTTGGTTTTTACAGAATGTTCAGGAGTTACAGATTTTACAAATGCTTTTGCTGGAATGACATCTTTAGAAACTTTGATTTTGCCAAATGCGACTAGAAGCTTTACAATTGATGATTGCAATATGTCAGCAACTGCAATAGATGCTTTATTCACTTCATTGGGAACTGCCGTAGGTTTTCGAACGATAAACGTAAGAAGAAACCCTGGTTCTGCAACTTGTACAACTTCAATTGCAACATCAAAAGGTTTCACAGTGGTAATCGCTTAATTTTAGAAATATGTTTTACAAATTTGAAAATGGAAAGTGGGAATATGGTTATACAGTTTGCCTACCAAGTGGCGAAATTTTGACCGAAGAAAATAAAGTTAATTCTGACGGTTGGGAGTGGCACGATGAACAACCTATTGATTTTAATGTAACTAATGTTACAGAATAAAAATAAATAGTTACATTTGATGCGATGATGGAAGCGGTTAAAATATTTAAGACTTACGGAGGGCTGGGAGTGGTTTCCGTTTGGTTATTCATGACGAATAGTAGAGTAGATAAATTGGAACTAGAATTACAAGCGTGTAACGATAGTAAAATTGACATTTACAGAGAACTAACCAAGCCGATAACAAGCAAGCACGACAAAGATAAACCGCTAAAAATCGCAATTTTATCACAAGCAGTAAACTTTAAAAATTCAGAAGATGAAGAATGTTGAAAACATGGATTTGTTGGAACGCCTTGAAGCACCGACACCAAAAAAGAACAAAAGAATAGGTCGTATTTTTACGGCTATTGGGGTTATTGCTGGAACTATTTTAAGCGCTGGAGTTATAACAGCACCTTTTGGAGTTACAATTTTAACAGTTGTTACAGCCGTGAGCGGTGGTATTGCAGTTTTCAATGGTCAGAAAGTCGCTGAATAATGGTAGAGAAAATTAGCAAGAATGTTCACAAGATTAGTTTATCGGGTGAATACAACGAGGTTGCTTTACTTTCCGATTTACATTGGGACAATCCGAAATGCGATAGAGTGCTATTGAAAAAGCATTTGGATTACTGCCTAAAAAATGAGATTCCCGTTGTTATTACTGGGGATCTTTTTTGTTTGATGCAAGGACGTGGTGATAAACGTTCCAATAAATCTGACATATTACCTGAACACAATAATTTCAAGTATTTAGATTCAATCATTGAAACGGCTGTTGAATGGTTTACGCCTTATGTAAGCGTGTTAACTGTTATAAGTTATGGTAATCATGAAACGTCTATAATTAAATGGCAAGAAACGGATATTTTGCAAAGGTTTGTTGACTTGTTAAACATGACGACGGGCGGTAACGTGCAAGTTGGTGGTTACGGTGGTTGGATAGTTTACGAGGTTAAACAGCGAACAAATGTAAAAGCAAGTTTTAAACATAAATACTTTCACGGTTCAGGCGGTGGTGGTATAGTTACCAAAGGTGCAATTAACCTAACTAGGGCGTTGGAAACTTACGAGGGCTTTGATTTGTTTAGTATGGGACATATTCACGAAAACAGTTGCCGTAATGATTCAAGAGAAATACTTTACATGCATGCAGATACTACTGAAATTAGATTGAAGCAAATACACCATTGTATCACGGGAACTTACAAAGAAGAATATGGCGATGGTTCTAAAGGGTGGCATATTGAACGTGGTGCACCGCCAAAGCCTTTAGGTGGTCGCATCTTAATGATTAGCGTAAAGCGTGAAAATGAAAAGTTGATTAAGTGTTTAGATAGTAAAGGATTTCCAATTTAATAATTTATGGGAAAAGTAATTTTAGAATTTGATAGCGTTGAAGAACAAGACGAAGTAAAAACGGCACTTGACGGCTATAAGTGGAAACTTGCGATTTGGGACTTAGATCAAAAGTTACGCAGCATAACTAAATACGGAGAAAGTTTAATTCAAGATTCAGCAAGCGATATTGAAATTGATGTTGCAAATGCTATGCGTGATGAATTAAGAAATATTTTAAACAGTCACAATTTAAATTTAGATTAAATGACAAACGTAAAAAACTATACAGATATTCAGTTACTCGATAAGGTAAAAACGATTAAAGGTTTCAAAGGTATTCCGGAAACTTATTGGATTTTAGCGGTCCGGTCCAATGAAGATGAAACGGATAAATTCGATGATAAATGTTATTTGTTTCGTGGATCAAAATTTGTCCTGGTGAC